TCCAGGAACTTTATAAGTTGTATCGAACCATCCTACACCATTAGCTGCATCATCTTTATAGAATCCTTTGTAATCTATATTGTTATATCTGAACTTTGTATTATTGTAGTTTGTGTAGATTTTTGCTGACGTCGGCGTATAGAAGCCGGTCTCATACCAAGTAGTCATATAGTTGCCATCGGTGACAGCACCATTAAGACGAATCTTAGTATTAGTAGCATTAGTATAAATTTCATATCCGTTAGGATCAAGATATCCAGTTCTAAACCATTCGATAGTATCACTCAAACTTCCTCTAGCATAAGAGTCTCCTCCAAAACGTTCAAGGTTATTATGAATGACATTAAGAGTTTTAACTCTAGGTTTATTCAAACAGTTATTATTGAACTTTGATTCAAGATCCGAAGAAATCATACCATATGCACCGTCATAAATCGGGTTAGTATAAACGTTAAAATCTTCTATATTAAAGTTTTTCAAATTCGTTTTAAGGAATCTTTCAACTTTAACATCGAATTTATAAGCAAGTTCACCAGGATTACCCGGTTTCTGTAAATAGAACGTATGATTACCGCCAGATGTTATTTCTTTGGCGTAATATACAACATCCTCATCAAAACCATTTTCAAGTTCTGATGGATCTACACGTACAAGTTCTGTTGAACTTGTTGTAATTGGTAGAAGTTTGTCATAGATGTTATATACTTTTTTAGTATAAAAATATCTATAATTATCGTTGACAACTGGCGGCCATTCTGTCATTGTTCCAGCAGGAATTTCAGTAAAATTGTAATTTCCTGTTCTTTCATAATATGTCGTTTCTGGATCAGGAACGGTTACAACATTAGTGTCAACTTTGTAATACATTTTAGATATTAAATAATCTGGATCAGCTTCAACGTTTTCTATGTCAATAGGAACATAAGTCTGACCATCGTCAGCAAGCATAAGATAGTTGTAATCGAGTGTACGGTAATAGTATTCGATATCATCTTTGAAGAAACTTTCCATATTACTCATTCCTGAACCATCATTTAATGGTACAGAACGCATTTCAAAATCATCATATTCACACTCCACATATTCGCCATCGACGATTTTAAAGAAAATGTAAGTATGATATTCATTTTTTCCAAATTTGTATGGATGTTCAGTTTTATCAACCTTATGATATGTCAATACAGCGCGATCATCTGGTAATCTATGAATAGTCTCATTCGTTCCAACCAATTCATATCCACCATTAGGTGTTTCGACAGTAACTTCTTTGAAATACTCGTATCCAGATTGTGGACCTTTTGCTCTATCTGTATCAGACAGAATAAGTGGATCGTTACTATATTTTGGAACGAGTGTAGGATCATTAAACTGATTCAAATGTTTATTCCAGAATGTACCATCTACAAATTTATCACATGTAACGTAGACAACTTCCTTATCAGCATAAGGATCGGAAGTAACTTCATTTATACTTGTGATTGGAGTAAATTTGTATTTTGGATTTTCTCCTGGACCGATTTCGTAATGATAGATATCGAGATCATCTCTAAGATCTACTGCAGCAAACTCTACTGGAGAATATCTGAAGCTAGAAATAAGAGTATAATATTTGTCGACAGACGGATCAAAAGAAGTTTCAGTAGCAAATTCATAGCGTATATCTCCATCATTTTCGATTTTATGGAAATACATCTTTCCAAGTTGCATACCCTGATTTCTTTCAGAATCACTTACGAGAACAAACACATCATTCTTAGGAACTATCTTAGCGACTAGTCTCATATTGGATCCGTATACCGGATATACATAAATCTCATCGGTATGCAATCCGTTAAGATCGAACTTTTTATTGGATTTATCGACAAAATAGTATTTAGTATCTGGTTCCCAAGCAGAAATACTTCCTGCAGGGATTTTAAAATAGCCAGAATTGCCTTTTTCGTCATTATAATAATAATAAGTTGTATCTGGATCAGGTACTGTAACTACAGAAGTGTCGACTTCAGTATATCTTGACGCATCATTATTTTCAATATAGCGTACATTGGTATTTGGATAAGCTGTATAAGTTCTTACACAATATGTTTTTCCATAAACTGCACCGGCAACAACTTCTTCAGGAGAAAGTCTTCGCCAGTTTATAAAACTTTCTTTTATAACCAATGCTAAATTGCTAGGAATATCGTCATAATTCTCAAAAGTTATTCTTTCTATTTCTCTAAAACTGTATTTTGCATAATCATCATTGTTCACAAAGTAATACTTTGGATTAGCATCATATAACTGTGATTCTGGAATATCATGCATAAACAATTTCTGAGTTCTAGCTTTATACAAATCGTAATCTGCTTTGTACTCAGAAGGAGAAAGATATTCTGAATGACTTGTTCTCTGAGAATAGAGCGTTCCACCACCATTGATAAACTGTTGAAGTTCATTTTCTGGAATAGGAACATAAGTGTCGATACTTTTAAGCTGATAAACGTCGCCTGTACCAAATTCATCGTAGTCTACGAATAGAGTTGGTGTACGTTTACGATAACTTACAATGAGTGCATCTTCTTCTGTTTTTATAAAGTATTCCCTAGTTTCAAAATCCACAGTATAATAAATCGCTCCATAGAAATATTCTGTACCTTCAACCCAGTTATCAACATCATCTTGTGTTATCCGAATATAATTATCACCATCGCGTTTATAGAAACCTTCATTTTCAGAAGTGATTGGACTTAAATCAGGAACGGAGTCATTTCCATGTGAGCTCATTTCAATCATCATCATGGGAGATATTCTACCACTAGGTTCTTTCCAATAGAAGAACTCCGAATTATTGACATATGATTCTGGTATAACTTCCATGTTTTGAGTCATTTGTAACAGATCGTCAAATGTTATTTTCTTATAAGGCTCATAATTATACTCTTTGAAGTAGTAATCTTCGCTAGGATCAGCAACTGGTAAATCAAGAACACCAGAGCCATAGAATCCGCCAGGCCATTGTGCATATACTTCATGAGGCAATTTAGTTCCTTCAACATCACGATTAACTTTGATATACTGTGGTTCTGCTTCTCCTGCAGGAATTTTCTTATAATAAGTCTGTCCCTGAGTAGGTTCTCCTTCAACTGGAACATAATCAGTTTCGTTCTTAGTTACAAGAATTCTATAGTCATCATCGTTATTGTATATTGAAAGATCCACTGGAGCAATTTTTTCACTCTCACTAACCTTATTGAAAATATCAACAGGAATGTAAGAACGTTTTGCAACAGCAATATTACCGCCATAAGATCTCATAATATCATAAATTGAAGCTGTTCTCTCAGCAAAAATATGATTTTCTTCAACAAGAGTTCTTGTGTAATAAGTAGTATCTGGATCCCAAACAGTGAGCACATCACTACCACCTGTACCTACATAAGAATAACCGTCACTATTTCCGACACTTTGATCATTGCCATTGTGTCTATAATATTCAACACCTTGCTCTGGAGTTGGAGTTTGTGTCTTATCGACTTCAGTATATTCGTATTTATCAAAATACATGATATCATCGCCACCAGTAGCGCTATCGGAATTTTCTGCACCTCCAGCACCATAACCATATTTTACCCAATAGGTATCTTTGGTATTTACTTCATCGATAATATCTTCAGGATTCTTTCCATACATCTCACTAATTTCAGGAATGCGTCTTGCATTGAGTGCAAGAAGATGTTCTGATTCGTCAGTAGGATCGAATTCTGTAATCGTAGGAGTTTTTGATATCCTAGTATAATATGTCTTATCTGGATCAAATGATTCTGGAGTTCCAACATCGATATAACGATCGTGATTCTCCTGAACAACTACTCTTGTGTAGTATTCTTCACCAGGTTTCCATTCTTTATACGTTTCGCCAGTCTTTGTGAAATATTCGACATTGACGTTGAAATAACGTACTGTACCAGGAATCATCAGATAATATTCGTAGTTTTCGAAGAATACAGTTTCTCCTTCTCTACCAATATCAAAGTCTGCTGGTGTACACTGGGTGTAAACATCATCTCCAGTTTTCTTATAATAAGTAGTATTTTCGTCATATGGATTTTCAACCTGATCAACAAGTTCGTATCTTGTACCTTCAAGAATTAAAGAACTTTCGTCCATTGGTACATATTCACCACTGTCAGTCTTGTTGAAATACTCAACACCTTCTTCAGGAGAATGAACTTCTTCGACGTTTACTTTAGAATATACATCTTTTGTGACATAATCATCGTCAGTACATTTAACGTAACCGTCATTGGTGAGTTTATAATAATCCATATTTGGAACAGGAGCTGTAACATCGATGCTAGAAACAAGTTCATACTTGTCAGTAATTTCGATGTCCTGTGTATAATATGTCGTTCCACTTACAGGACCTGTTTCAAGCTGTTCCTGAGTAAGAGGAGTATAAATATAATCATTAAGACTTGGATACTCTGTGATTGTACCACCAGTAAGTTCGAGAACGTATTTCTTTACAAGTTCAACCATACTTGTATGAATAAAATACTGGTTGTCGTCACGGATATCCGGATCAATAAGTGCCATGTAACCTACATGAACTACAGTGTCATTATTCACAATAGCTTCAATCTTTTCAGCAACATTAGGATCGATAAACATAGCATAATGATATCCACTGAGACCAACATCAGATTCTCTAGGAAGATAAGTTTTCAATCCTTTGTAATTATCCGGATTGATGTTAAGATTGATGTTTTCTGGATTAAAAGGTGTATTTTCATCGATTCCGAAAAATACTGTGCTGTCATTCGTAATATGAACATTGTCAAATTCCTGAGTACCATCGTTCTGATATCCTTTGAATGCTCCAAAACTATTACTATCAATAAACAACATGTTTTCGACAGCAATTATTTCTTTAGCATCCTTAGAACTAACAATATTGACAATATTCCAATTTTCGTCCAGTTTATAGACGTGATCGTTATTACAAAGAACGTAATAGTATCCATTTGTATATGTAATACCAACAACTTCATTAGTATTATCAATCGGGATGAAGAAAATTTCGTTATTTGCTATAGTTACATAGCAGTTGATTCTTGTTGCATCAATTGTAGCGTCATCATTCTTAAGATGATTTAGTGTCTTAAGATAATAAATACGTTTATGAGCAAGTCTGTTGTTAATATTGACATCTTCATTCCATTTGATTTGAGAAACTGTATCTGAAGGCAGATCATATACATAATTCTGACCTAACAGAGTTGAAAGATAAATCTTATTATCTCTCATTACAGCTGAAGTTATTTGATAGTCTTTAAGCGTTTCAACAAGCTTAATGTTTGTAAAATCAAAAGTTGTTGTTTCGGTCATGTATGTATTTTGAGTTACACACATTTTATGACCATAACGGAACACGAAGTATCTATTTCTTGCTGGATCTGGAATTACAGTAAATTCGTTTTGGAAGAAACGTTTATCCATGTAATCTATAGAAAGCTCTTCGTTTGTAAGTTCAGCTACCGCTGTACTATCGTTGATAGTGTAATATTCTTCGTTATTTGGGAATACGTTTTTGATTGTGTTAAATGTGGAACTATACATAATTCCTACAGAATCCTTATAAAGAATTCTTCCATTTTCAACACTTGTGTTAAATGCTCTAGAAATTGCACCAAACATACCGTTATTCAGTTTGAACATTGTAGACCATTCACCATTTACGATACCTGATACTACGATATTCATAGTTTCCATGTTAAGAACATGGATACCTTTATCTGTAGAAAGGAATACTGAATTTGGAGTATTGGCGATAATGTCATAACACTTACCAAACGCACCGTTATTATTTATCTTACGAATAACATCTCCACTTCTACTAATAGAAGTATCGATATAATATACACCGTCTGAAGTTCCGAATATGATATACTTATCGATTCCATATATTCTAAAGATTCTAAATGCTGAATCAGAAGATTCTTTTAATGAAATAGCATCCTGATAAAGGCTATTGTTGCTAGCCATTTCAAAACGTTCATCATTAGTAATTTTCATAGTCACGTCTGATGAAAGAACTGATTTGTCAATTCCAAATACGTTAGGAATGACCTTTTCTTTCATTTCGAGGTTATCGACAGCGAACATGACTTCATTCTTACAAATGATAGAAGGATTATTGAGATAAGTATCATTGTACATATCGAGGGCCAACTGACCTTCGAAATACTTAGGATCTTCTGAAAGGTTTGTATTAAAGATTGGTTCAACATCAGTAAATGATTTACCGAGTATAATCTTCATATCGTTTGCATAAAATGGATTCACATAATCACCATTGGTATTTCCAAACAATACGTTATGATTTGAATCCAATGCATATTGACTAAACAAACCATTTGTTACAAAAATCCTAGAACCAACAGAAGTTTTGTTGAGATCAACTTTATTAGAAACTACACGTGTACTAATAGGATTCATTAGATTTGGCGTTATTGTCTTAGGAAATTTCTTAGCAACAACATCAGCCAAAGAATCGCCAGAACGCATAGCGAACGCAATGTCTTTATTGTCATGATACATAAGACCATGTGATATATCGATTGCATTTTTCTCCTGTGTAGCCTGTGAATTAACTCCTGTTGCAGAAGATGAACCATCATTCTTAGAATAAATCATGTAAGATTCTCTACCAGACTGATGATTAGCAGGAATGTTAGTCTTTACTTTAATATAAACGTTTCCGTTCTTAACAACATCGTTTCCAACAAGAGCTTTAACAGTCATCTCGAAATCGAATTTGTTAAGATCATAATTCTTAGCTATTCTCATATTCTCTGAGTTAATATCAAGCATAATGGAGTCACCACCAGTCTGATATTTTACATAGAGGTTGTATCCAAGAGAACCATTTTCTCCAAGAACAAGCCAAGTAATTCCTCTTGGTGTATAGATGAAGAATTCAAGAATAAGATTGCTCTGAATAACGTCTTCTCCAACATAGCCATCAGCAGCATTGACCTTTACGATCTCCAACTGTTTGTTAACCACGTCGATAAAAGATTTATCAGTAAATTTACCACCAAACCAACGAATTCCTAAAGAAGTTGGTGTGATATTAATTGATCTATCCCATTCTTCTACAACCTGTGTATCATCGCCAGAAGAATTAGAAATAATGTTATCTTCTGTAGCATTGTGGTTAAAAAGATTAGCTTCATATGGTTCTACGAATGCTGTAATAACATTCTGGAAATTTTCTATAGAAGAGTTCATTCTTTCCAAAATATGAGAGTCAATATCATATTTGAAAGAATCGAGTATTTTCTTAAAACGGACTGTTTTTTCATACATCTGCATAAGACCGCTCTTCATTGTTTCACGGTTTTTAGTAATAACGTCAAACATTGATTCGAGAGTCTTAGTCAGATTATTATAATAGTCCACTAATTCGTTCAGCGTCGTCAATACATTATTTCTTGACGCAAGCTTTTGTGTCGGAGCCCTATAAAAGGGACCTTTGAGTTTATCATTAATGACCATAATTTTCTCCATTTTAATAGCTATTAGTGATTAGAAAACTATATAGAATTGTCAAGATTATACCTATAAACAAAATATAAAAGAGAGGTATAAAACCTCTCTTTTATATAATAACATGATTATTAATTACGCATGCACGTAATAGTTTACGCCTTCTTTCCAAGATCTTGAATCTTCGTCACCGAGGATAAAATCTTCGTTTGTACACAAGACATATTTGGTGCCTACTTTCTTGTAATAGTTTGTGCCTTCAACAGGTGTAACGACAGTATTTGTGTCTACAAGAACGTAAGGATCTAACTGCGGAGTAGGATTTTCATCCTGTGGAGGAGTAACAACCGGTGTATCCTCAGAATCAGTTTCTGGGTAAACAACAGCTCTTTCACAACCAATTACAAGACCATTGTCTGAAATCATTTCGAGTTTGATCTTACCAAATTTTGAAACATCAGTTCTTTCAACAACTTCAACAAGTTTATCCATAACCTTAGGGACTTTTGCTGAACGTACGCGAATTACTTCTGTCGCAAAATCACGGAGTGCTTCAAACTCTGAAAGTTTAGGTCTAATATCCTTTCCGTTTTCTGAAGGTTCATCGAGTTCTGTATCGTAAATAGCAGTCCATTTCTTGATAAATTTAACAAGTTTATCAAGCTGAACAGAAAGACGAGTATAAAGACCTGCTGTTGCGAAATCGATACCAGCTTCACGATACATTGTGTCTGTGTAAGTTGCTCTTTCGAGAATAAACACTTCCAATGCTGTAGAAAGTTTATTTCCGATAGTTCTTTCATTGAATGTAACGTGATTTCCACTTCTACGAATAAGATTTACGAGAGGTGATGAATCTCCGATAGATTTAATAGCAGCATCAACTTCGCTGGTCTTTCCTTCGAATTTGATAACACTGTTATCTGCAACAATGATCTTAACTGGAAGACTTCCAATTACATAATCATCATCATTGACAGTATTTGCACAACGTGAAGCAAGTTTTTTCAACTCTACATTACGTGTTTTACCATAGAAAAGCGTAATTTGTGTCTTTCCTTCATCATCATCCGTTACAATGACGTATTCTGGAAATTTCTTAATAAACAAATTGATCGCTTTGTTAAGTTCTTCTACCTGAGCTGTATATTCTGGTGAAGATGTCTTTACATTCATATATTTCTCCTTATGAATTAGAGAGTTACTACCATTCGTAGTTATATTATTTTGTTTGCCATTATCGACATCCGGGTCGATAACAAAATCATTTACTATGTTTTCATACGGTTCATCTTTAATTCTCTTTATAGTTCTATCGAGAGTAACTGAAATATTAGCCATTCTTTCAACATAGCTGTACGCATAAGTTTTAAACTTAGTAGCATCGGATACAAATTGATTTTGAAGACGATTTCTAGCTTCAGGTGTATCCTGAATAAGTTGAGCATTTACACATCCATCAATAAAACGTTGACCATATTCTTCTGACTGAAGATTAGTTTTAAGTGTTTCAGCAATCGTTTTAATTTTTAAATAATTTGTTTTCAATGTGTCTCTAAAAGAAGTACATTGTTCAAGTCCTGTCGAATATGTCTCAATTAAACTTGGATCTATAGGGGCGTCACTTTCTTTAAGATCAATTATATCGTCGATACTATCTTGTATAATAGAAGATTCTTCTGACATATACTGATCTGCCAATTCGAAAGTTCTAAGATAAATGATATAAGTTTCTAGAAAACCTGCAGCATTAAAATCATCACTAATAAGACACTTATTCAGTTCTAATAAACCTTCATTAGAATTGGAAATATTCTTTTGACCACTTTCTCCATTAAATGTACTTGTTATATCATCATCTGGCGGATAAACCAATGGTGATGATCCATCTAATGCAAGAAAATTAATAAATGAGTAATCGTTTTGTATAGACATAATAGATAAGTTACCTCCTTAAAAAGGTTAAAAATATATTAAAATGTCGTCAGAAAACATTCTAATATACTAGACGTGGAGATACTTTTATGCCTATCAAATACAATGAAAGTGGTGCAGATTTAGTTAATGCTACTCCTCTTCTTGATAGAATTGTAGACGATAATACATCTTCTAATGAAGACATGATGTCTGAAATTGTTGCTCAAAAGATGAAAATGAAGGCAACTTCCATGATGAATATGGTAGGAGTATTGACTCCAGTAACATATTATCAGGCGGTTCCAGATGCCTCTAATAACTACAATACTGACGCATCGGCTCCTTCAGATATAGCATATGATACAAAAAAATTCATAGAAATTAAGAATTTCAAACTAAAACTTTCAGGAGCAACAACTTTAAGTCAAGTTGGTGAAGAAGCTGAACAATCTTGGGAATCACAAGGTACAGCACTTATTCTTCCAAGAACTATTCAACCCAACATGGGTGATTTGTTCATGATGCAATATTATGGTAGAAACGTTTGTTATCAAGTAACTTCAGTAAATCTATCTTCTTATGAAATGGATTCTGGTTACGAATGTGAATATTGTATCTATAAAAAAGATTATACCGTTCCTAAAGATCAGATACTGTCAACTAAAATATATCGTCATGAACTTATCGGTACTTCATATAGACCTATTCTTGATGATGAGGAATACGAATTACTTAAGAAATTCCGTAAACTATATGATCATATTGGAGCTATTTTTAACTCCTTATTCTATGATAAAACGTATGATTCATATATTTTAAGAAATTATGACATCGATCGCGATTTAAAACCTTCCAAGAACAATACTAATATAAATAATCTGGGTAAACATGGTGGTACTTATCGATCTACTGTCCAAATGGATTATAGGAATCATGCTGTTAGACCCAATGGTGTAGGTTTTGAGAATGCGGCATATGACAATAATCTTAATAAGTTTATTAGTCAGAATCGCATTTTTAGATATTATGACGGACTATTGTTATCTGTAGAGCCTAAGTTAGGACTTGATAGAGTATCGTATAGAAGATCAGTGTTTGGTTGTTTGGAGACCCAGAGTATTGCTAATTACAAGAATACCTACGTTTCACCAGCCAGAATTGAAATTCTTTCGCAAAATATCGATTCCTATTTGGTTGGCAAAATGAATATTATTCATGATGATCATCCTGATCCTTGTAATAAGGAAAAGGTTGAGCTTATGCCAGAATCCTTAATAATCCAATTACAGAACGGAAACGCACAAGATATGAATACTAAATGTACTGGAATGGTGTACGTATCTTTGGATGCTCTCATAATTGAGACGATTGTTAGGTATGTCTATAAAAAGACTGATGACTTTATCGATCGTTTCTTGTATCTCTATGATAACATGGATAATTTATATGAGCATGACATCTCTTATGCAAATATTTATTATCTTTTCCCTATGTTAGGATTTATTTTGGAACGAACGCTCGAAGAGATGTATAATAATAATATACGTCTTGACAAATAAAACAAGTGAGGAAATTACACATGTTTGATGATTTCTCTTTTGAATCTGAAGAAGATGACAACATCATGAACGATGATGTTCTTGTTAATGATGAAACTGCTGTAGATGAATCAGGTGATGATTCCGAAACAGTTAATGTTACACCCGATACTAAGGAAACAGCACACAATGAAGAAGCATCTGCTGGTGGTGTATCTACAGGTAATAACCAGGATCAGCTCGAAATGGATCCTGTTGCTGCTACTGAATCATATATTCTCAGACAGTTTGGTCTGTCTAGAGAAGATATGGAAGAAGGTACAGTAGAAACCATTGATGAAGCAGAAACAATTCCTAATGCTGACGTTGTAGAAGATGATGTTGATCCAGATCTGGAAGCAACAGCTGTACCTACAACATCCGTAAACATCACTTCTCCAACTAACACACACATCGACGTCAACGCAGCAGCTGATGAAGTTGAAGTAGGCACTGATGCTGAACTCAATTCTGACGATGGCGCAGTAGTCGATGATCCTGCAACTCCTGTAGTTTCTGATGCAGAAATTGCAGCTACTGAAGGATTGCGTAGATTGTGGTCAAGAGAAGATGACGGCGCTGACGATGCAGCATCAAACGACGTTGAACTTGATGTTAAGACATCTGAACAGGACATGAATATCGCTTTGAGCGGAAAAGCTGTTACTCTCGAACCTAACGAAGACGGAGATGACATGGGCGGAGACGACTCAGGTTCAGACGACTTCGGTGGTAGCGATGATGAAGGTTCCGGTGATGATTCTGGATCCGACGAAGGCGAAGGCGGAGATGAAGACTTCGGTGGTAGCGACGAAGGAAATTCAGAAGATGAAGGCGAAGAGGGAAATGAGGGCCTCGATGAAGATCAGCAGGATGAAGGTGCATCCGGCGAGTCATTCTACTGGTTCTAATCCTCTAAACTGTTCTTTTTATAGAAAGCGAGGTACATTCCTCGCTTTCTATATTTATATACAATTGAACCAAATTATATAGGAGATTTTTACTATGAGCAAAAAAGAAAATGAAAACGATTCTTTAATCGACGATGTTGTTGATGAAATCGTTTCTGGTGAAAAAACCGAAGTTGATACTCGTGTTGAGGAAAGTTCTATTCCTGAAGATCAGGAAGAACTGTATGGAAAATTCAATAAACGCGTTCCTGTAGATATTGGAGAAGTTGAAAATGGTTCGACACCAATCGGTTCAGCACCAATCGTTACTCCAGAACCTACTATTGAACAGTCTAAAAAAGAAGACGATAAACCTTCTGAGCAGCCAACACCAACCGAAAATCCTGCTCCACAGTCTTCACAGGAAGCTCCAGAGATGGAATATCCTGAAGAAATTCCTGTAGATGAAGATAAGATGAAGGAAGAATTCAATAAGTCTTATAATGTCTACATTTCTGTGGATGGACTTGGTCAGCTTTCTATTCCTAAGACTATGACATTCTATGAGATTTACAAGGAATTTGTAACTCATAGATTCCATTTTGTTGGTCTTACAAGCGAAAAAGACTATAAGCATATTGAAGAATACCTCAAGAATAACAAAATCAAATATCTTAATATCGTAGTATCTGATTTGGCTATCAAGCAGTTCTTGATTAAGCTTAAAACGAATACAGATTACGTTATTAAGAGAAAGCTTAAGAACTAAAATGTAATATGATTGATCCATCAACTTTTACTCTCGATACTACTATAAAAATTAAAATAATGGTTCCGGGAATATATATCCCAGAATTAAAAACGTATACTCCATTAGAATGCTTTGCTTCGATAGAGAAGATTATTTCTATGCTTAACCGAGGAATCGTGGTAGATTTTCCTCAACAAAAACATAGAGAGATATCAGAAAAAATCGAAGAAATTCTATTGGATTATAATGAACGACAAGAAAAACTTCGTAAACAACATGGTTACATCGGAACTAATGTTGAAAAAGCCATTGATACTATTCAGGAAATCAATGATTCTAAAATTACTCGTGAAGAAGAAGTTTCTGATCAAGAAAGAAGAATCTTTGATTACTCTGATGTTACTAATAGAGTTATACGAAATCTTAGAGATACTGATAATGCTAAACTCATTAACGATGCATTTGGTGATCCTAATGAAGATAAGCTTATGGCTGCTGAAGCAGAAAGAAAGGCTAGAGAACGTATAGCTGCTAGACGTAAGGAAGCTCTAGAAATGGCTACTCTAAAAGCAGAAACATGGCAAAAACTTGCTAATAATGGTAAGTTTGATATCGATGACGATATGATCGACGAAAATGATTATTTCGATACATCAAACGATACTAAAGCTATTACTAATAACCCATTTTTCAGAAAAAAATAAATATTTGGAAGGGGACGAACCCCTTCCAAATATCATTTAAGAAGATAATCTTAAGACGACGCGTTAATTTTCTTCTCGCGTTCTTCGCGGATGTCTGTAAGCTTTTGACTGATAGCATCTGTGAATTCTGTGTTCCACCGAGTATCGTAAATTTCACTGTCATCACAAGGCAATTCTATGCCAAGTTTTGCCTTGACATATTCTGTGATCTTGTGCTTTGCCTCGTTTATCATTTCAAGATAGCAAGTTTTGATGACGGATATGAAGACAGATAGATCATCTTCTTTTTCATTCTTGAGTTTACTCAATGCCTTGGTTGTCATAGCAAGATATACACTTGCCATTTCCAAAGCTGTCCCGGTGAAATCCAATTCCTGATCATTAGCCATAGTCTTATTCTCCTTCCTTACGGTCGTTTGCAGCTTCAGCTTCAGCGGCTTTCTTATATTGTTCTGCCACCACATGCTGAAGATAATAACTCATTAAGGTTAAAAACTTGTTAAAGTGTTTTCTTTCCTTAACTTGTGATTTTCTTGCAGAGAGCTTGTTTTCGAGGGATAACATAGCCTGATCCTCCATATCCAATACAATGGACTGGCATTTTAGGATATGTGCGAGTTCTTCTTCGATCCCATTATAATCTAATCCAGCTTTTTCAGCAATTTGTATTGCTGTCTGAATAAACCGTGATTGGTCTTCGGATGTAGAACGAACAATTCTTGTATAATGTTCTTCTTCATCGTCATTACTGTAAAGGAGTACGATGCCTGACGATAATTTCAGACCATCGTCCTTAATTTCTTTCAATGACCTTTCGACAATTTCGCGAAACTCATTTTCCCTATTTTCCATAATTATTCTCCTTGAACAATTCATTAAGAATCGTTCATTAATATAATATATAATTAAAACAGGTTGGATCTATTATAATCCGAAACATTTTTATATAACACTATGGAGGTAACCTTCATGAAAAGTGATATTTTTTCATGTGAGAAGAGAATTATAGATTTAAATAGTAAAGATGCTTTCAGTATCGAAACTTTTATGAATGAGCATATGTTGGAATTGAGTAAATGCGATTACGACGAGAAAAAACAGATAATACACAATGCTCCAATGATTGCTCTGGACCAAGTTTCAAGAAATGGCTCAATGTATGATGGAAAAATGATTGTAGAATCATTACAAGCGCCATATGTTGCAGAATTGTTCCATAGAGGAACATTCTTCAGTGAACTTGAACATCCTCCGATGGATTGTAGCCGCGAACGTTTTATGACAGTAATGAAGGACAATGTTTGTGGTCGTTTTATGAACTGGAGATTAAATCCATCCGATAAAATTATATACGGAAACTACCAATTTGTTCAACCAAAAGGATATATTCCTAAAGATTGGCTTGAAAAGGGTATAAACTTTGGTTGGTCTATTCGTACACTTACTCCAACTTATGAAGAACGCAAAGATCCTAAAGGTAATTCTTATGTCTATAAGTTTGGCACATGTCGCACAGTCGCAATAGATACTGTCAGCATTACTGGATTTAAGCAGTGCTCTTTTGTTTCAGATGTTGATTCATACGACGCATCTAAAGAGAATTTCAACAATATCAAACTGTGTTGGACTAAGAAACGTTCTAAGGAAGAATTTAAACGTCTTCTATCTTCTCAGGAATCCCTTCCTCTTATGGAAGATATCTACGGATTTAATTTTGCTGATGTTGATGATATCTCATATTCTAACGAAGGACTTATCACAATTGTAACAAAACGCACCAAGAACTATACTCAAGCTGTAAAAATTCCAGCAAATGTATATAAGATCAATCAAATTCTTGGTATTAAATAATAATTCTAGGAGTTATTTTTATGATATCTAGATCTATGTTAATCCAAAAACTTAAGAGAGAGATATCTCCTCCTATTTTTAACATGCTTCCAGAGACTTTCTTTAATGAAATTCTTCATGATGAAGCATTAAGACGTTTCTCTAATTGGTATTGGTTAATGTGTGATATCCAAATAACTAAAGAAAATGCTATTCCTTATCAAACATATGACGGGAAAATGTATAACTATTCGTGTTATAGAATTCCTGAAAGGTTTGATGTTCCTGGTATAGATTCTTCTGAAAAATTTGAATGGATAGACATCGAAGATTATCAAATTGGTGGTAATGATACTACTGATGTATATACTGGTGGAAACTTTTTGTTAAATAACATGTTTCTTTCTGCTAGATCTAATATGCCTCACACAAGAACTTATTACTTAGTAACATTTAGAGAACCAGATTTATTAATAGTAAATCCTCCTATGCAAGTCCATAGAAACTTTAATGTTACTATGAAAGCATATAGGACTTTATCCACTATTCCAAAAAACATGGAATTCTATTTTCAGAAATATTTTGTAGCATTATTCAAATATTATGCTTACAAAAAATTGCAATATGAAGATGGAAACCAAGTTTATGGTGGTATCGAAATAGATACAAAGATTGGCGATTTGAAAGAAGCTGAGAGTGAAATAAAGGAACTCGAAGAAGTATTCGAGAAAGACTATTTCAAGTCTCCAGAAACATTCTCAACACAACTTCTATATACAAAGAAAGGCTAAAAAAAAAAGAACTGCTGCTGGATTGCAGCAGTTCTTTATACTTTTTTAATTATTTAATGACACACCAATGTACTTTGGGAAGCACATTGACAGGGAATCTAGCCTCTAAGGGCCAGTTCCTAGGAGCATTCTTATCGCCCATAAGGCGACATAATTGCTCTGCTGTCACGTAGGTGGGTACTCCCACAGGGTATCCACCTACATTTTCAATATGTATAGTTTAGCAGAAAAAAAAATAAGACCCGGGGTAACTCCCGGGTCTTTATTTACTTTAGCATAGCTAATCGCTCTTTGTGAGCTTCTTTAACTATGCTAATCGCCTTTTCTATATAGTCTTCTGGTAATTCACACCGACTATATAGTGACTTCAAATATCCTAATAAATCGGGACATTTGAAGCCTTTATCTTTTGCATACTGATCAGCCGCAATTTCTTCAGACTGATCAATATACAAACCTTCATTCGGCTCGGTCTTCCCGAAAAGCAAACTTTTCCAAGTCGACCAAGCATCACCATGGATCAAATGTCCGATTTCATGATTCATGAAGAACCCAAAATCGTTTTGATCCAAATATTTCTCAGCGGTGACGTCATATACAATAACGTCACCAAGAAGATTTCCAAACCCGCCACAGTCAACGAGTTCGTAGAACCCATCCTTGACCATGGCTGGAACGTCAAAGCCGAGAATAGTAATCTTCTTACCATTGATCTTTACGACCCTTTCAGATCGTAAATAATATAGCGGAGAGCCAAAGACTCTTAAGCCAGTGGCTTCCGCATAAGCAATGATTGTCGATTCTGCTATACTTTTAGCAGAACCGATCTTCGCATAAATTCCTGTCCACAAAATTTCCAGGAAAGTCTTGATTTTATTAAACATATAATACCTCTTTGAGAAAGAGTTGAGATTTTGGTTGTTTCCCTTCCTCATTATTATAATATATAATTATAACCCCCCCCCCAACAGAAATATAAAGAAGGGTCGAAACCCTTCTTTATATATTTAGTAATATAAATATTTTCTAATAAAATCTTTTACAATGTGTTTTACATATAATGACATTTTTAAAATTCTTGTCATAAACCGCGTTGAATGGGATGGTAATGACGGAATCAAACTGTTTACTTCCCATGTAGCTAATTTAAAAATACTTGATGTTATTCTATAACCGCAAGCTTTAGCATATATGTTAGCTATAATGTCATTAAAAAAGTTTTTGTGTTTATTAGAATCGAATCGTTTATACACAATGTGGCCAATTTCATGATAAATGATAAATGTGCTAGTATCATAATCGAGTAAATCAAATTTATCTTCATTCACAATTATTCCGTATCGTATATTAATTCTATCTTTAAAACACATAGCTCCAGAGCATCGTAGAACTTCATCTATAACAGTCTTTCCAAAATACGACTCATATTTATTGCGATTAAGCCTTACATCAGAAAAAGACAATTTCCATAAGAACACTGGTTCATTATGGATCAAATCCAAGTAAATCGCTTTAGATTCTAATTCTACAGCAAATTTACTTTGTTCTTTTAGATTATCATTAATTTGCATCTGTAGCATTTCCCGGAACATAATGCTTCAAATGTTCAGTAAGTAAATAATTTCCGTCATGTAGAACAAAACGTTCGTTACATTTATTTTTGAGATATTCTGTTACATTAGTGATTGATTTTGGAATATTGTCTTCTACAGCAAACTGTTCAATAGAAACAACATCGTGAGGAACAAGTTTAAAGATAGTATCATTACGATCCAAATAAAATTTATTTGAAAGGTTATGAATGAATGTATTTATATCATATGCTTCCATTTGTCTTGTAGCGAGACTTTCTTCATACAATTTTCTAGAAGGTTCAAAAATAAATGTCTGAATTCTCGGATCAAGCATATTAAAAGCATGAATAGGATAGATGTCTTGGCAAATTCCTGTATTGTTTTTGTACTTTGATGTAAGATAAACTTGATTTGTACAGAAATCTACGAAAAGTAAATTCAAACGTTTAATAATTTCATTACATCTATTCAAAGTCAATGAATAAATATATTCCATCTCATGTGCATATTTCTTTTCATAAACATCGAGATTATGTAAATCGAAATACTCGGAAGTTCTCAATTTAGTCATTATGTATTTAAGACGTTCGGCAACTATAAAAGAGTTATAGCATTCTGAAGAAATAAACATTCTGTCAAATATGATATAGCATTCTTTCGGATCATTTGCGAACAGTTTTAACAATTCACTTAGCTTAGGTTTATATTTAGAAGAGCCGATTTCCAAAATTTCTCCATTATAAACGCATATACAGTTTTCGGTAATAAACCTACTATCAACGAATCTATCGCGTTGATCATACAAAGAAGCTAAGAAGTCAATAGTAGAACACTGATCTTCATAGTTTTGATGAATATTAGAACGTATGATATTTTCCATACGTTTTATTTCATCTTCAACTTCTTTAAACGGCATGACATTATGTTTTGATTTATCAAGATTGCTTTTGACATTTTCCAACCAGTCATCATTATAGACAACAGAACTCATCAATTTGCAAACGTCATTTTTCTCGATAGAAAGTTTAGTGGGATGATGGATGATAATCGCATTTCCAAGACTCTTAGCAAGTGCTTTAGTTTGTGTAGATTTTCCACAACAATCTGCACCTTCCATAACAATAACGTTAACATTATAATTAGAACGCATTTGGTGTAAATACCTCCGAAAAAAAAATAAAGGCGGTAGAAACTCTACCGCCTGAGGAAGAAAGTATAATATTTGAGCTCTCTAGAATCAGCTCAAAGATTATACTTCTTGATTGTCTCAATCACCAAAGATCTTGCAAATCTCTTCGGTGGAATGGCTAATGATTCAAGCTGATCAATAGTCCATTCAATGAGATCCATTTGGACGTCAAACTTGTCGCAGAGTCTTTCGAGCTCCACTTCAAACTTGTCAATCCATTGCTCATAGGCAGCCTTGTTTGCTTTAGGGCTGTCTATACCCAATCTCAGAACTTTGCTTTTTCCGTTCTGATTCATAACTACACTAACCATAATGAACCTCCCGTGTTATGGTTAACCTTTATATTAAATAGTCAATAAGGTTTTTGCTTTTAATAACCTTTCTTGACCATTCTATTCTTTAGAAGTGTTTCAAAGCGTTGATACTTCACACACTCCTTGCATTTCCCGTTTTTGTAACAAGGTGTCCATCCATGATGAATGCAACACACATAGTCAACGGGACGCGGAATTTCTATATCGATAATGGTTTCATTCTTTTTCTTCTCCATATCAAACCTTCCTCAGTATAATAATATATAACTACATAAAATTTAAAATTTTTTCAAATATAAATTATATATAGTGATTAGGGGTACTGAGATATGTATATTGGTCAATTAACTACCAACAATTCACAAAACTATAAACGCAATACAAAGAAAAAGAAATTCCGTTCATATATGGTTTCAGAGCGTTTCTTGTTAAGTATTATAAAGATTCTTGCAAGTGATAATACTATTTTAAGAAGACAATTAATTAATATTAAACGTTTTCTTGAAGTTGTAGATAGAGATTATTATTCTGAAGACAATCACATTGATGCAATGTTAATTACATGCGATTCTCTATTGGATACCAAAATGAAACTTGGTACAAGTCTTAAACTAGAAGACATTATTTTCAATATAAATCTTTTATTACCTGATGACGATTATGCCGAAGTAAAGAACGAACTAATAATCCCACAGATTCAAGTTGCAAAGACTGACTCAATAGAAACTGAGTTAAGTTATGTTTCTGCATCACTTGACCAGAACTTGAAATATTCATATATTCTTAACGCTAAAGAAGATCTGATAGATTTGTCTAGCGAACTTACTACGTGTTCTTATAAAGATTTCCCAGATGTATTAAAATCATTTAGAAATCTTTTAACTGATATGACAGCATATTTCCGTTCAACTGATACATCAGACACATTGAATAAAATTATGCACACGTCAGATCCTACATTCTATGATTATCTTTATGATACTTATGAAGCAATAAGAAATCCTTCATCTTCATTGCAAACAGGTTGGGTTGCTTTGAACTCAGCTTTAGGACCTCGTGGTGGGTTTATAAATAAGAATCTGTACATTTTTCATGCAAATACAAACTCGTTTAAATCGGCTTTGTTATTACATATTGCTCGTATGATTAAGCAATACAATGCTGCTAAACTTAGAGAAGAATTTAAACTTACTGGAAAGATTCCTACTATTCTGTTTATAGAAGCAGAAAACGATCTTGATGAAGATAATGAACGTCTTTATAAGATGGTAGCTAAGAAAGATATTGGATCCAATACTGGTAGAGCAGAACTCACAGATTCATGGAAACACACATTCGATGTCGACAAAGATGAGAATCCTATAGACATTTCTATGCTTCATATCGATGCAAGGTCATTGTCTGTAGATGATATCGATACCAATATCGATATGCTAGAAGAAGAAGGTTATCATGTAATAGCAGCAGTTGCTGACTATATAGGACTCATTAAACCTCGTGAAGAGGATATGGGTAAAGAAAACCGTATTCAGTTAAAGAATATTGCTGATGACTTATTGAGCTTAGCAAAGAATAGAAATATTCCTGTAATTACAGCACATCAGTTGAATAGATCTGGTGGTGCAATATTGACTAATACTAAAATGCAAGGTGGTTCTAATGCTGTTATGCAAATGAGCTCAGAGTTCGTTGGTGAATCATACGGTATTGAACAAGCTGCATCATGGTCAATGTTTATCGATGTTGAAACTCATGATGGTAAGAAATATCTTACTTGTAAACGTGGTAAAGCCAGAGGTGCAAGAAGTGATAGACCAGGAAGTTCGAAATTCGGTCTAGAATATTTTGTACTTGAAATAAAGAATGGACTTATTATCGAAGACGATATATTCTTACCAAAGCCATTGTATTATGAATCAATACCAAATACGGATTTGAATGCCAATACGAATCCTATTGGTTTAGGAGATAGAGGTGTTATCGATATTAGAGATAAACCAAAAACTCCACCGAAAGGTCATACAATCGATATTAAACCATCTAATGACGAATTGCCTGATACTGGTATAAGGTTATCAGATATTCTCATAGATGAACATTGGATGGAAAATCTCGAAAATAACAAAGGTAAGTTCGAGGATTATTATTCATTCGAAGGTGCAAATGTGGTCGATTGTGATAATGGAACCCATATATTTATTGGAGATCTTGAGTATGTAATTTAATAAAAAATACTGGCTATAAAAGCCAGTATTTTTTTTTATGCAGCTTTAAAGAATCCACACAAATCATTACAGAGAATAGAAATTTTCCAATAAGCCATAGACTGTGCTTGGAATCCCTGTACAGATTTAGAAACTGATTGAACACCAGATTTAAGTTCTTCAGGAACATTTTCTTTAGATTTCAAAGTGTTCAATAGTTTTTCTGAGTTCGCTTTTATTTTAGGAAGGATACCTTTGAGTTTGTTTGCTCTTTCACTGTTTCTTCTAGTGAACTCAAACATATTTTTCATAATAGAAGGTTCAGAGATATTAAAAAGAATAATTTCGATTTGATTATCAACCTCTTTCTCATTTGAAGGAATTTCTTTAATCTTCGTATCAGACAATTCTTTCTTTAAGTGGTTGACATATTCAGCATTACCCTTTTCAAATTCTTTAAGTTTTCCTACAACTTCTTTATTGTTGTTAGCTACACCATTAAATATAGTAGAAACTTCAGTATCAATTGTGTTAGCACGATTTGTAACAGTATCTCCAAGATTATTCATTTTACCAAAATCCGGTCTTGGGGTATAAATAGTACTAAGAAACATCTGTTTAGACATATCGTTGGCATTCTTAAAACTAGCACAAGTTTTCTTCAAACGTTCATGAAGTTTATTATCAAGTTCTTGACACTCTTTCTCAAAATCTCCGATCTCGTCACCACCATTATCGTTGTTTTCTTCATGATTTTTATTTTTTATATTAGGTGGATTATCTTCAATAGATTGATCCAAAGATTCTTTTCCATGTTTATGCTTTTTTCTGTATTTATACATAGCATATACACGTTTTTCATCAAGACGTTTAATAGGATATTTAATAAAAATCTTGAAAATAAGATTTACGAAAAATCCTATTACAGCACCTATAGCTTTTACTATAGCTCCTACCAAACCTACTATAGCACCGATTAAACCTTCTGAACTGTATAGAGGTACACCATCGATACTTTCAGAGCTTTTTATATAATCACTATCGATAAAAATGCTATTTCCATACACTTTCTCTAGCTTTTTCACCATTTTTAGCTTAGTTGCAGCATTGTCCTGAGATACTTTTAAGAAAGTATTCATAAAATGTATTTCTTCACTAGATCTAACGACATTTGCATAAACTTCATCATCATATTCATCATAAAATTCTTCAGAAGATCTAGTTTCTAATGAATCAAGTAATATTTCCATATTATTTACCATCCTTCTACGGGATATATAGAAATGTAAATACTTATTCCGGAAACAAAGCTATATACTTAATTAGAGGTTATTGGCAATGATTAGATATAAACGATCTGTAGAATCATACGATACTCTTTTCTCAAATACTATTCCAGAACCTAAAAAAGAAGAAGTCATTTATAGTTCTGAAGGTTTGGATACTGATAAAGAATTTGGTGTTTATGAAAAACTCTACAATAAAATAAAGCACAATAGTAAATATAAAGCTGATCTACCTTTGAAAGTCTATAATTTCATGGCACATGGTATCAGTTTTGATGGTGGTTTTCCTAGACTTAAACGTTTTTTCAAAATCGCTATGCGTAAAGACAATATCAAATCTACTCCATGTTGGGAAACTATTATAGACGATAATGGAGATTATGATAAATCTGATTCAAAAGCAAGTAAATATTCATTTGGTGTAGTTTTCGTTTGTCCACCAATCGAAAATGAAGTTAAAATGAATAAGTTTGTCAAAACTGCTGATGAAAGATTTAAAGAAGCAAAAAAGAAGATCAAGGAAACTTATAGTAAAGCAGATATTACTAAATCTGTCGATGGACCTTTTGATGCTGAAGATTCAAAAGGGAAAAAATATAAAACTATGCTCTATTCTATTAGAGTAGAGATTCCTTTGACATTCTTTGATGTTAACGAAAAGTCTAATGAAGCATTATTTGACGATGATATAGAACAAAATAATGTATTATCATTTGAAAATGCTCTGCTTTCGCGCGAAGATGATGATGCAGGGTCTTTCGAAGACGCTGCGGATGACTCTTCGGGTGGAGATGATTCAGGTGGCGGCGACGGTTGGGGCGATGACTCTGGAGGAATGGACGATTCCGGTGGCGATGATGGCGGCTGGGGTGGAGATGATTCTGGAGGCGGAGACGACTGGGGCGGCGATTCTGAAGACGGTGGAGATGATTCAGGTGGTGATGGCGATGGTGAAAGCAGTGGCATAGATGTCATTGATAACAATAAAGGTTCATCATTGAACCCTTTCACACAGATTAACCATAAAATCTATACCCTTGATACGTTGAATGATCTAAGTTATTCTATCAAAAATTCTCTCGACCTTTATATGGATCGTTATGCTGATTGGTCTGAAGTTATTCAGCTTAAAGATCTGGCCGATATAATTGATGAAGAAAAGCGCTCATTTATGATGCAACAGAATCCGGAGAATGATATTAAGTTGGGGTTGTATTTTGAGCAATACAAAATTTTAGTTCAAAACATATCACGTCGGATAGAGGGGCTTAAATCTAATAACAAGATTTAAGATATGGTTATATGTAATAAGGGATTTATTTCTCTAATTCTCTTACGGAGTTTTTAAATGTCAAATTCATTTATCAACCACAAACAGATCACAAAAGACGATGCAATTGCCGAATATAAGAGGTACTTGGGAGAATCTAACCAGGGTTACTTCAAAACCATGGAAGCTTATAACAGAGCTCTCGCTCCTCATCTCGGTGAAAACGCTTTTGGATTTGAAGCATGGAAAAAGATTGTTCAACGCGACGACCTTTTCAATATTGCTAAGACACAGATGAAGAAGATTTTTGCTAACGATGTTACAAAGCAGAAGTCTTTTGAAAGATTGTTTGATAACAGCCGTGAAGTTTCTTACCAGGCAGATATCATTGGCGATTCCCTCTCTCGTGAAGGTTGGGGTGGCGGTAACGCTGTCTACGCATCTTCTCAGGGCGCTTTCGCTATGGGTGCTACTCCATTCATTATTGGTGGTTGGCTCGCTGCTGCTCGTTCCGAAGAAATCTTCCAGCACATCGATAACCAGAACACAATGCGTCTGGAATTCGAGTATAATATCGATTACCTCCAGGTAGGTGACCAGAAGTTCTACTTCCCACAGGCTTTCCGTTCTGGAGATATCGTTGGTTATAACAAGTTGCCAAAGATTGACTGGACAACTCCTAACACAGCTGCTGATGGTACATACACAGCTCCTGCTGGAGAAAATTGGTGTGGTGAAGATCAGTTCATCCTCCTTTCTGCCGGTACTGATGGTGTTGCTTCTAAAGCACAGGGTAACTTGCTCGAAGTTTCTGGATACAACATCCATAAGTATGGTATTGAACCAAACTGGCGTTTGAGTGCTGTTAAGTACATGAACGATGGTAAAGAAGTTGTGCAGAAATTGCACCTCAACTACTTTATCACAGATCGTCCTAACGAACGCTTGATTAAAGCTTCATTCACACTCAAGAATGTTGTTGGCTTCGCTGATCCTATTCCTGTACAGGTCTTTATGAAAGTTAACCTCGACAACGGTGACTTCGTATTGATGACTGCTGCTGGTAATACTGCTGCTGAAAACGCAGTTATTAAGGGTCTCCAGTTCGATGGTAAGGTTTCTAACATTGCTAACGAAATGACCAACATTCCTACAATGGGTACTGACAAGTATCAGTTCATCCGTGAATGTGAATACCGCAACTACTCTAAGGTAAGCTTGAACGAGTACATGAGTGATAACTTCCGCATTGGAAGCAACAACAACATCACTTATGCTGCTTATGCTACAGACAAGAACCTCCAGTATACACTTTACAACCGTGAATTGGAAGCTGAAGACTTCTTGATCCATGACGTTCTCGACGATTCTATCGATCCTGAGAGCTTCGAGCTTACTCACAAGCTTGGTTCATTCGTTGTTAACGACCTTAGCTTCAATGTTTCAAGATTCGCACCTGGCCTGAACATTCAGGATTACAAGGACGGATTGAAGATTTATCTCAACAAGGTACTCGCTACTGCTGAGACAAATCTTAACATTCCTGCTGCCGTTAAACGTGAATGGATCTTCTTGGGTTATGATGCTCTTATCACAGAATTCCCTGAAATCAAGTTCCAGACAAATGCTACAGCATTGGATCCTGATGGTGAGGGAGCTGCTAAGAACGAGAACTATGGATTCGCAACTGACACTAAGTGTGGTTACATCGATAACCTCGGTCGTCAGGTACGTCTCCTTTCTAACAACGATATCCGTTGGCAGAGACGTGGTAATTCCATCTTCGGTACTCTCCGTACTTACAGCATGGAATATCCATTCCTTGTATACTACCCGCATGCAATTCGTATGTTTACTGCTATTGATGCTGATAATCCTAACCGCACATCAATCTACATTGGTGGTCGCGAGTTCCGTGGTGCATTCGCAGCTGCAGCAGTACAGCTTGAGTTGAACGGTGTACTTGATTCTACAGGTGTACCGGTTAACAACTTCCAGGCTCAGGTAGCTGATGCAAAGAAGGGTTACGAAACCACACAGCTCTAATCTAGGTTAGACTGCTAAAAAAAATAACTGGGGGCTCAATGGCCCCCAGTTCATTTTATTTGCTTCTTAGCTGATTGGTGTAGAACTTATCCTGAATAGGTTCACTGTAAAGTAACTTTTCAGTTTCTTTGTTCAATTCGATATACTTAGAAAGATCATTCCTTGTTAATATACCTTTACGACAATACTGTTGAAGAATTGCAACATTCAAAGGTGTTCCCAATTCATTTAAAATTGCTGAAACTTCTTCAGACGTCATAGTCGAATTTTCATATGCTTCGACAATTCGTTTAACTTCATTCAAAGATTCGTTATATTCAAGAATGAAATTTCTTGGAAGTTTCTTGAAACAATCAGTTAATTCACTTTTAGACGTGTTATAATAATACATCTTACTATCAGGAATACTAAACAATGTTTGAATGAACCCAAATGTCAAAATCGACAAACTTTGTCCAATTTGATTTAAACCATTTGTACAATTCTGTGATTTTTCTGCGAGTTCTTTCAAATCGTAGAGATATCCTTCTAATATAGATGGAAATAATTTACCGATGAATGATCTGGTAAATTTCGCCAGGGCATTTAATGTATTTTTATTTTTAACGATTTCTCCATCAATCCCAGTTACATTTACACGATTGTATTTCAAATCGTAGTAAACCATAAAAGCCAAAACGATTATACCATCTACCATAGCGATATATTTAGTAATATTCATTCCTGTTAGATAGCACAATCCTAACACAGCTCCTGAAAGTAAAAGTACTTTCATAATAAATTCAAATATGATTATTGCATGGATTTTGATCCTAAACTTAGTCATTCCAGCAACCACTTTATTGTGCTCTTTCTGAGCAATTGCAATAGCATCAAGGGTTTTATCCCTTACCTTACTAAACTTTAAAGTAAACTGTTCCATAATGGACCTCCACTTGTATAATATATAAGTGTATATGATTTTGGACAAAAGTATATAATATTGATGGAGTTTTGTTATGAATACTAACAAAAATACAAAGAAAACTATAGTTGTTAACCAATTTGAAGCTCAAATGAACGATGCTAAGAAAGGTTGGCAAGTTAAAGTTATAAAGAAACAGAACGACAACAATAAATCTAATAAAACAGGAGAATGAAGTTATGCCTTCATCTATTACAACATCTTATGGAGTCGATCCTTTCATCGGAGCTGCAAATACTACAGTACCATTTGAAAGAAAACTTCACAATTCATATGATCGACTAACACTTACAATCAACAATATTCTTGAGTTTGCATTAGGTTTTGCATTTGATGCTAACGTAAATCTTGATAAGCTTTTAAAAGATAGTAATTTCGTAGATCGTTTGGAGAGCATTAAAAGAGATTGTGCGAAGAGAAAGCCAATGCTAGCAATTGATGCTGCGGTTACTGATGACGGAAGTATAAATCTTTTAAAAACTGTCGATTTGCTTTGTGATATGACAAGTATTACAAGTCCGTTTGGAATACTCGTTCCTGCATTTAGCGAATCTATTATCAGTTTCAATAATGACAATTTGTCAGCAGATTTTGATGCAAATCCCGATTCTGTTGTGAAAGTTCAAATAGGAAACTGTAATAACGATTTCCCAATGGACAAATCATCACCATTGCATGCTTTCAATTATATGCAATATGCTTTTAGAGTTGTTCCTTATTTCGTAGAAGATAGTGGAATATTCAAAAGCTATAATAACCTCAAGAACGTTGATATAAGAAATAAGATAAAATACAATGTTTATTTTGATATAACTCGCCTGTTACACATGATAATATCTCTATATGATCCATCAAATCTTGAACAAAAGTTTAAGAATAATGGAGAAGATAAAAATAGAGATGCTTATATTAAGACTGGTATGAATGTATTCCGTTCTCTTCCAGAACTTATTGTAAGAAACATTATTGCCGAGGTATATACAAATCATGTTTCTGTTCGTTATGGTTGGAAACATTTTTTGGCATGTCGTGAGAAAATTTCTGATAAATTCATGAAATCTGATTCTATCAGTATGATTATTAGAAAATCTACACACAATTACATGTCAAATAATCCTACATTTGAATTTGATCCTAACTCAGGAAGTATTCTTGATGTTGGAAATTATGGTAGTTATTACGACAGAACAACAGCTTTTTATAATCCTAATATGAGTTTCATGTGGAATGTATCATCTTATATTACCGGAAACGAATTCAATATCGATACTGAAGAAACAAAAATGACAATTTCTTCATTAGAGAATATTCTCTTTGGTAAAGCATTTTCAAATTACTTTACTACTTCCGCTATATGGTATCTTGAAAACAAAAACCTCGATGGAGGATTGACATTGGCTCATAGAAGTTATTCAAGATCATTCTATCAACAGTATGATTCTAATACTCTTCTTGGAGCTACAGAGTGCATTGATAATTATGTACTCAAGGATTTCTATAAAACCATTATTTCCGAGGTCACACCATTTAAGATTTCAAAACCATATGTGCGCACGATTAAAGAAACTAAAGAAAATCTCTTTTTCTATTACTGTAAGACAAGAAAAAAGATATGGCTAGAGTTCGAAATTGCTTTGAGAACTATGATACGTGTAGCAGCATTTGATAGATCCAATCTTTCAAAAGAGGCTAATGCATCTTGTTTGCGTTATCTGACAGATATACTAAGAACGATATTCATTTATGATTTTTCTGAAATTTCTTCATATGGATGTCATTTAATAGGTTCTGTACCTCGAAGCTCATCATATTCTGAAGATCTAATTACAAATAATGTCACATTAATTTCTAGAATGTTTGATGTTTTGTTTGGGGATGATTCTTTGCTTAGTACAATTTGTCCTGGTAATTTTTCTTCTGAAGACAAACGAGCATTACCATTTGATACGTATATAAGCGTAATGGACTGGCAAGAATTCTCAGATAAATTGCGTGAACTTATAGCATCTTTAAGACGATTCAATTACATTCCGTCTGATATATAAGTAAATTATACTTATATATTATCTCTATAACTAACTCGGGCAAAATTGCTGCGTCGCATGTCAATTTGTCCGTTTTATAAAATCTAATATGGGGGTAAAGGTATGATGTTGAAGCTGATCTATCTAGTATTATCATTATTCAATGACGATAAGTCTAAGAAACCATCTAATCCAGATGAACGAAGAATAGTGTTTACAGATTCTGTAGCATCGTGGTCTCGTGAAGATCCGATCATCAGTCGATTCTCTTTTAATCAACTTTACAAAGAGATTGAGATCTAACTTCTGCGATTATACCATTGGACGGTTATGTATTGTGGCGACTTCTCTACCAATTCGGCATACGAACGTATGAAATCCACATCCGATACCAAAGGTTACAAAACAACTTATTCGAAACAAACGAATTCTGATTCGAAGAGTAATAGTTCCGGATTTAAAGTAATTACAGGTATAGCGACTGTAGGTTTAATAACTTACATGATATGGAAGAATATTATAAAACCTGCATCAGATGTTGTATCCAAATTTGCCGGACTATTCAATGAAGAAAATAAAAGTGACAATGTAATGCGTGAAGATGATAGGATTTTACCTGGCACGTGTAGACCAATTTCTAAGTCTGAACTTCGTGTTATAAATCGAAAATACAGGCCAATTGAGAGAGATGTCAAATACGTAATTTACGACGATTAGGTGTGATCTCCGAAGTTGAGTTTAACATTGTGTTCTTAGAAAAGACTTTGAATTTATTCGAAGTCTTTTTTTTTTCATAAAAAAAAGGAAGATGGGAGTGATCCCATCTTCCTAATCTATAAAAAAGAAACTCCCCTACTCACACCTTTCGGTGCTTTCGGAGAGGCCAGATTACATTTCCCTAGTTACCTTAAGGAATTTGAATTCGCAATCTGGCGGCAGGGTTGTGGCACCTTCTGGCAGGCGGCCTTTTCTTAGCTGGGCCACGTACAGAATTTCCCCAGGTTCTATTTTTACATTGATACGATTGGGCTCATAACCGAACACATGAGCCGTGTCGGCATGTCCAATTGCGGACTCCAATCCTTTTGGAAATTCTGCAACCTCTTCGATCAAAACGCGAGCAGGAAACTGATCAATCATCTGAAGGCTGAATGCATTGCAAATATAAACTTTCTTTTCCATAATAATACTCCTTGGCTACTTTATCCAATGTGGGCCTCGTAACCTGAGGGGTGTATGGTTTTCTCTCCATACCACTTCATTGTTTACTATTATTATAATATATAAGTGAAAAATGGGGTTGAACAGAAAATATAAACAGGGCCTTAC